CACTACCGTGAGGCTGTCCACAATTTGTATGATTCTGTGTACTGTGGGCATTCTATTACGGGAGGCGTGATTTATCGACTCTTTCACAATAAGAGTGGGTGGGAGAACACCATTTGGGATACGTTCCTGATGATGTGGGCTCAAATCTGGGAAGCTTGCCATGCACTCAAACCGGACATTGACTTCGATAACCAGGTTAGGTTAAAGATCAACGGCGACGACTTGCTCTTCGCTTGTGATTACCCTGGACTTGGTATTAAGGAGCTTAGTGCCTATCTCGCTCAATACGGGACGGTTCTTGAGTATGCAACGAGTGACCCGGGTGGGCCTGAGGATGTAACATTCCTCTCCTCATCCCTTCGTTGGCGACATGTTGATGGAAAAGGGGACTTCTTGGTTGCAGCGGGAAACCGTCTCAAGTTGGTCTCTAGTGTCAATTTTGTCAAACGCAGCGGAGATATGACTCTTGAAGAATCTTGTGTTGTACATCTCTTAGGCTTGCGAGTGTGTTTGTGGCCGTTCTACTTCGATTGGATCGAGGTGAATGCTATTCTGGACGAGTATTTGAAGTCGATAACGTTGACTGATAGTATTCGGCAGTTGCTTCGTGCACGTATCACGGAAGAACACATTCTGGCTCTACATTGCAGATATGAGGGCGGTTTTGATTTACGGATTTTTTCCGACCTTCACGATGACCCTAGGGAGATATATGAGGCTGTACGTAAGTCCCAAAACCTCATAAATAATGCCCCCGTGTCATTGCCAACTTTGCAAATGGCGTCTAAGTCTAAGAAAGCTCAAGCAGTACCAACCCCTGCCCAAAGGGTTGCCCAGTCCAATCGGGACAAGATGCTCCACGCGAAAGCGACGGGGGCGCTTGCTCCATTGGCAAGGATGCCTAGATCCAACGTGATGGGTGGAGCTCAAAACTTCACTCAGAAGTCACGTCGGGTCCCTATGGTGTCCAAGGCGGCTGGTCCGTTGCTTCCTCGTGGGGCTGCGAATCGTGATCGCCAGAGTTTCCTCCGGGAGATTGTGACTTTCGATGAGTACATTGGAGAGGTGAATGGAAGCGCTGCTTTCACTGCCACCAAGTTCTCGTTGAATCCGGGAATTGCCGGCACATTCCCCAAGGGCTCGTTGAAGGCTGCTTTGTACTCCGAATGGAAACAAACGAAGTGCGAGTTCTACTACAAGCCTGAGGTCTCTGGCTTTGCGACGCAAGGTCAAACCGGCAAAGTGATTCTGGCCATGGATTACAATGCCGGCAATCCTGCTCCGACTACGAAGCAGCAGGTCGAGATCATGCACAGAGTGGACGACATGCCATACGAGAGTATGCTGTTGGCCACGGATAGTGCGTCGGTCAACCGATCTGATGCCAAGTACATTCGTACCGGTCCTATACCGGTCGACGAGGACATCAAGACCTTTGATGGTGGGAATCTGTGGGTCTGCACGTATGGGCAGACGAATGGTAATGTCGTTGGTGAACTCCACGTCAGGTACTCGTTCGTTTGCTCCAAGCCGACTCTCTTGAATCCTGCTCAAGGGGGTCTTGTTCCGAACGTCACTGTTGCTATGTTCCGTAGCTCTTCCAAGGAGACGGCTGGTGCCACTACTGTGCCGACCAATCTTCTTGCTGCTACCGTGGACAGCAATGGGGCCTCTGTTGTCAACACTGCTGGATCGTTTGTTCCGAAGCCCGGTAACTATCTCATGGATGTATCCGTTGGCTTTGGCAACGCCAGTGATGTTGGCACTGAGGTCACTCTTGACGTTCAGAAGAACGGTGTTTCGGTCTATCCTGCTGGCACGAAACCTATTGAACAAGCTACTGGCAACGTTGGTGGTACTCTTTCTGAGGGTGCCAGCCTTTCTGCCTCGCTGTTCATCAGTGCTAACGGGACTGATGCGTTCACAGTGCCTCTAACAACTACCTATGCCTCTGGCGTGGCTAGTGTGTTTGGCACTGTCCGTTTCGTTGCCGTCTAGATTAGGTCAGCTTTCGTAATGTTATCAGATCGATCTGAAATGTTATGAACCTGAACCTGAGGTATTTAGTATCTCAAAATTTTGTGCGTTCTAAACC